CGACAATGGGGAAGAGATGCCCGACATCGAGATCGTCTTGGAAGAAGACGGCAGTGCTGTCATCAACATGAGTGAAGACGATGCCGATGAAGTGGACTTCTACGCCAACCTGGCCGAGGTCATTGATTCAGACGAGTTGGCCACGATCGGCATCGAAGTGTCCTCTTTGTTCCAAGCGGACAAGGGTTCGCGGTCCGACTGGGAGCAGATGTACGCCAAGGGCCTTGATCTGCTGGGCTTTCGCATGGAAGAGCGCACCAAGCCTTTCCGTGGCGCGTCAGGCGCGACCCATCCAATGCTGACCGAGGCCATCATTCAGTTCCAGGCACAGGCCTTCAAAGAGCTCATGCCTGCCGGCGGACCTGTCCGCAGCCAAATCATGGGCAAGGAGACGGTGGAAAAGTTCCAGCAGGCCGGCCGCGTGCAGGACTTTATGAACTATCAGCTCACCACGGTGATGGAGGAGTACACGCCGGAGTTTGACCAGCAGCTTTTCTACACTGGTTACGGTGGTTCGACCTTCAAAAAGGTCTACTACGACTACCAACTGGAGCGCATGGTGTCCAAACTGTGCCTGGCAGACGACGTTTACATCCCCTACAACGGCTCAAGTGTCGTGTCCCAATGCCCACGGCTCACGCACCGCATTGCGATGGACTCCAACGAGTACAAAAAGCGCGCCTTGGCCGGTGAGTACCTCGATATTTTCTTGGACACTTACTCTACACCTGCTGATGCGAGTCAAATTCAAGAGGCGGTTGACAAAATCACCGGCATCCAGCCTACCGACGACATTGGAGAGGTGTTTTTGCTCGAGCAACTGGTTGATTTGGACATCCCAGGCTTTGAAGACAAGGACGAAGACGGCGAGGTGACCGGGATCAAGCGCCCATACGTCGTCACACTGGCCGAGGACACGCTTAAAGTGGTCGGAATTCGTCGAAACTGGAAAGAAGACGACAAAAAATGCCGTCGCCGCAACTATTTTGTGCATTACGTGCTTGTCGAAGGCCCAGGAGCCTATGGTCTGGGCTTTGTGCACCTCATTGGCGGTCTCAGCAAGGCCGCTACGAGCGCTTTGCGCCAGTTGACCGACGCCGGAACTCTGTCTAACCTGCCCGCAGGCTTCAAAGCCAAGGGCGCGCGGATCGCGGACGACTCTAACCCGATCCAACCGGGTGAATGGCGTGACATTGATGCTGGTGGCGCGGAACTTTCTGCTTCGCTCATGCCATTGCCGTACAAAGAGCCAAGCCAAGTGCTGTTCACGCTCATGGGGTTCTTGATTGACTCGGGCAAGCGCCTGTCCAGCACTGCCGACATGCAAGTTGGCGACGGCAACCAGTACGCGCAGGTTGGAACGACCTTGGCGCTACTGGAGCGCGGCTCTATGGTCATGTCCAGCATCCACAAGCGCCTGCACTATGCGCAGACGCTGGAGTTCAAACTCCTGTTTGAGGGCTTTGGCCAGTACATGCCTGACGAGTACCCCTACGACGTGCCTGGGGCCAGTCGCAAGATCAAGAAGAAGGACTTTGACACCATGGTGTCGGTGCAGCCCGTGGCTGACCCCAACATCTTCAGCTCCGCTCAGCGTATCCAGCTTGCACAGATGCAGCTGCAGCTTGCACAGAGCGCCCCGAACATGCACAACATGTACGAGGCCTTCTACCGCATGTATGCAGCGCTGAACGTCCGTGACATTGATGGTGTGCTGTTGCCGCAGAACACCAATACGCCTCGCGACCCTGCGTCTGAGAACAGCGACGTGCTCAATGGCATGAAGCTCAAAGCCTTTGCCGGCCAGCAGCATGATGCCCACATGGCAGCGCACCTGATGATGGGCCTGTCACCTCTTTTGCAGGCCAACCCCTTGGCCGCGATTGAACTGCAAAAGCACATCCTGGATCACGTGCGCCTGCGCGCGGAAGAGGACGTCGAAGCCGACCTGTTCAAGGCCTATGGCACCGATCCCGATCGCATGGTGTCTGCCATCCAGAAGGAGGGCATGATTGCCCTGCGCATTGCAGCTGGAATCAAGGAGGTGCGGGACATGCAAGAGGCTTTCGCAGGTGGCGAAGGACCCGACCCGTTGGTCGTGCTCAAGGAAAAAGAGATTGCCCAGCGCGGCCAAGCCGACCAAGCGCGCATCAACATTGACCAACAGCGCTTGGCCATGGATCAGCAAAAGCAGCAAGAGACTTTGCAGCTCAACCGTCAGAAGTTGCAACTGCAGGAAGCCAAGCTCAACCAACCAGGAGGCCAGTATGGCGGTTAAAGAAATTCCACTCAAGCGCGTGAAGACCAAAGAACCAAAGGGCGTAAAGTACGGGATGCCCAAGACGCCCCCGGGCGTGCAGGGTCCGTCCATGATTGTCAAAAAGCGTGACGGCAACCGTCCAGTTAAGATATACTGAGTTGTGAGTAAGCGCTATCAGACGGGGCCTTGTACCGTCTGCTTTTCATGGAAATCACCATGCTTGAATTTGCAGAAGCAGTTCTGAAAGAAATCAGGAAACTCCAGGATCAATCCAAGCAGATTGTCCTGAACGGAACCATCACAGACATGGAGCGCTACCGCTTCATGATGGGTCGCCTTGAGGGTTTGAGAATGGTTGAAGACTCCGTGAAAGACTTGCTCAAAAAGGTCACAGACGATGTCGACGATTTTCTCAAGTGAAAGGAAGACCATGGAAACCGCAGCAGTACCTGAAATCAACATGACCGCCTTGGAGCGTAAGTGGGCCGAGGAAGCAGCCAACAAGCCGCCAGCCCTCGAAGACGCCTACACCGAGCTCGGGTTTGACCCCGAGAAGCTCGCCCAAGCCGTCATCGACACCATTCCAAAACCTACCGGGTGGCGCATTGCCATCCTGCCCTATCGCGGCGCGGAGAAGACCAAAGGCGGCATCGTCTTGGCCGAGGAAACGCAGCGCAGAACGCAGCTTGGCACCACGTGCGGCTACGTCTTGAAAGTGGGCGATCTTGCCTATGCCGACGAGAGTAAATTTCCCGCCGGACCGTGGTGCAAGGCAGGTGACTGGATCATCTTCGGCCGATATGCGGGTGCTCGCATCCCAATCGACGGCGGTGAGATTCGTTTGTTGAACGACGACGAAGTTTTGGCTGTTGTGAACAGTCCTGAAGACATTCTGCACATGTAAAGGAGCAACGACATGAATGATGACCTGCAATTTAAGATCGGTGAGGATGAAAGTCCAGCCACCGTATCCATCGGGGAGGACGGCGCTGCTGAAGTGCTGGACAAGCCCCAAGCGCCCCTTGTTGAAACGCCCTCCCCACAGGGCAGCGACAACGCTGCCGGGGGCGAGCTCGACCAATACAGCGAAGGCGTCAAAAAGCGCATTGACAAGCTGACCGCACGCCTGCGCGAGACCCAGCGCCGTGAGCAGGCGGCATTGGAATATGCCAAGAGCGTCCAGGCTCGCGCCACGCAGCTTGAACAGCAGTACATGGCCGTGGACAGCGAACGCCTGGGCGAGGCCAACGGCCGTGTGCAGACGCAAGTAGTCGCTCTCAAGCAGATCATCCGCAAGGCCCGTGAAGAGGGCGACATTGACACCGAGACAGAGGCCCAGCAGCGTCTCACGTCCCTGACTTGGGAGCAAAATCAGCTCAATACGGCCACTCAGCAGCGCGAGCAGCAACAGCAAGAGTGGAACTACCAACAGCAGGTGGCTGCCCAGCAGGCCGCGCAGCAGCCACAGGTCCAAGTGCAACAAGAGGTTGATCCTCGTGTTGAAGAATGGGCAGAGCGCAATCCTTGGTACGGCCGCGACACGGCCATGACCCACGCAGCGTGGGGAATTCATCGCCAGCTAATCCAATCCGAAGGATTTGACCCAAGCAGCGAGGAGTACTATGATGAGCTTGACAAACGCTTGAAACAGAATTTCCCCCAGAAACTGGGAGGAGGCCAGTCTCAAGCGCAAACTAACAGAGCCACCAGGAACGTGCAAACGGTGGCACCTGCATCCCGATCCTCGGGTATTAACAACGCACGCCGCACTGTCAAATTGACACCAAGTCAAGTTGCAATTGCCAAAAAGCTGGGCGTTCCTCTCGAGGAATATGCCAAGTACGTAAAGGAGTAAGACCATGTCAGACGTTAAAGTACCCGTACTCAATCGCAATTCTCGCGGTGTCGAATCCCGTGAGAAAGATGCGCGACGTAAACCCTGGGCTCCCCCTTCACGACTGGATGCGCCTCCTGCGCCTCCGGGATACAAGCACCGTTGG